GGTCTACTGTTACTTGATTCATTGGCTTTTCCTTAGGTGATTGCGGTCACCAGTTAGTTCAAATTGTTTGCGGTGATGTGATTTGACGAAGTACATCACAAGGAACTTAGGAAGGATTAGTGGTGTTGCCATCAGCCACATCAGGTTTTTCATTAGCTTCATGGTAGTGCTCCATATGTCTAGCGAGTGCGTTGATGATGCCAACTGTGGCACCAAGACGTTGTTGTTTGATTGGTTTAGTAGTTCGGAACTCCACTGCACCAGTGCTGTATATGTCAGCATGGATACCAACATCGAAGTTAACTTGCAGCACATACATGCCGTCACGTTGAACTAGTTCGAAGTCTTCGATACCAAAGGTTGCTTTGTTGTCGCCTAGTGCCGACTCAATCATTGAGTGTGCCATATTTTGCTCCTTCATCTATTGCAGGTAGAACGTCTGCTTCAAATACTTTGGCTAACATGATGAATGGTGTGCCTTGTACATACAGACGAACAGTGTCGTCAACATCAGAATACTCAACTGCATCAATGCTGAATGGGTCAAGTAGTAGTAGTGAGTTGTTGATATTAGTTGTACGAATCATGAGTGTGACTCCTGTTGGATACGTAGTAGGGCTGAGCGTACGAAACGACAAACACCAGAGTAATGAAGTTGGATATTCTTGAAGTCTTCATCATCCATTGTTAGCTCTGCACCGTGGTTTGTAGCTACTAGTTTGGCTAGTTGTTGGCGACTGACATTACCTTGGTCGATTGAATCGAAGATGGTGTTTTTGATGCTGATATCTTTGTCAGCCATCAGTGCTTTACGTGAGTATTGTTGGTCACTCATTATAGGGTTCCTTGTAGGTTGGATTTAGCGAGGATTTTTAACACGTGGTATGTAGGTTTACTTAGGAGCAATCACTTTCTTGAAATGTCCATAGCGCTGCTTTGCTCTACGTTCAGCAGCTCTCTTGTTGCCGGCTACAACATAGCCGTGCATCACAAAGTTTCCCATGTAATACACGACTCCCCAGCATTTCATGCTCATTTTACGGTTCCTATTAGTGCGTTAATTTTCAAATAGTTACATACTTCCTCATATGACGAAGTCATAACTCGTTCTGGCTCAACCTTTGGCATGTCTTCACGATATTCTGATTCGTCAAACGCATCCCAAGGGTCGTCACCCACTGGCCACAATGCTGCATCCTGACCATTGTAGCCGCAGAAGTTATTAACTGTGTTTTGGTCATAAACATAGTACCCATACTCATCATCAACAATGACTAGGAAGTGAAACTTACCGTCCTTAGCTTGCTTACGTTCAATACGATATTGCTTATCCATGCGTTTGTGCTCCAAGCACGTTGAAGACTTGTACTAGTGTTGGCACCCATATAGCTAGTACTACGAATGTGACAAAGCTAACACCAGCTTCAAAACCGTTAGCACAATTAAGTACGTTACGGAAACATATGACCATTGCTAGTATTATGGACAGTATTAGTAGAGCGATAGTTACCATTATTGTGTGTCCTTTGGTTTGTTGTACTTTTTGAAGTTGGTTTGGATGATGGTCATTATTGTTACGTTCCATACTGTTACTCCAAGACCAACGATATAGTCGCCCTGTACGATGGAATAAATGCCATTGAATAAGCCGACCATTGCGACTCCGCCACCAAGGTGGCCAAGGATTTTAGTCGATAGGTGCATAGAGTTCTGCCATGTTGATGATGTAGTTCAACCACATCTTACGGTTAGTGATGTACGCTGCACTTCTGTTTTGGCGTATAGGGTTATAGCCTATTTCACTGATGACATGAGCATAGCTTTCGTCTATGAAATCATTGATGAATGCTGAACATTCTGTTTCGTAGCCGTAGTTGTGATAAACAAACTCTTGTCCAAGTACCTTCAGTACATTGACTGAGTAATTGCTGTATGCATAACGAGGTAAGCGAACACACGTGTAATGGTGTGGCTTAGCTAGTTGGTTACCAGTGTGAAGAGTAAGCATACGCTTAGCTGCTTTGGCTATCGTACGTAGTGAATCAGGATTTCTCTTCAAGATATCAATACGCCAAGCGTTAGGTTGTTGGTGCATAATAAGTTCTCCTTTAAATGCGGAAAACACACCAAAGGTGTGTGTTTTCCGACAGGTACATTGGCTACTTCTCAAGCAAGAAGCATTTACTGCGTGACAGGTAAATCTTCTTACCTATTTTCTCTTCTCTACCAGTTAGTCTGTTCACCATGACTGGTGCATGAATTACGAAGCCCTCTTCATACCCACCAATGGATACATCGTCACCATAGATGACATAGTTGATATCGTTGATTTCACACAGTGCTGTGTACTGGTACTTAGTCTTGTCTATCAATGGTTGAGCAGATGCTGTTGGAGCAAACACCAGTGCGAATAGTATGATGCATACCACTATTGCAGCGTAGGCAATAGCTAACTTAACGTTGTTGTCTAACATAGTAATACTGACTCCCAAATATGTTCAGAGAGGCTGGAGAGTAACTCCTCCACTCTCACCTGATTCGGTTCATAAGGCTTTGCGCTTAGTTCAAGACGGTCACTGATTTCAGTTGTTGGTGTGATACCACAACGATTACGATGACCATCGTTTTCAAGGGTGAATGACTTCAACCACTCACCAGTTTGTAGATTGCGAAATGCATACTTAGCTGGTTCTGGCATAGCTATCTCCTCAAGTGCCAATACGCTCAGAGAGCGTATTGGATAGGTTAATTAGATTATGTCGCTGTACTCGGTAACGATGTCAGAGATTTCATCCATTTCCATCATTGTGTAATCAAGGTGCTTGAGGTAGCTGTCGCTCTCAACCCCGTACTGAATGTCCATGAACTTATCGAGAATTACTTCATCGACTGGTTGCATTAACTGAGTAGCTGAGAAGCATGCTGATTGGTTAGTTGCACAGATGATGAACTCATCACCTGCATCAAGTGTTGGAACTGCGATTGTATGTGCCATAGTTATTTACTCCCACGTGTGTCGTCTACTTCGATTGTGCTTAGTAGTGCCATTGCTAATTGGTATGTTTGGTAGTTATCAAGGTGCACAGTAGCTGTGCCCTCAGTGTCTTTGATAGTGATAAAGGGATTACCATCATAAGTCTCATCATCTACTTCGATGTGACCACTTGGTGTGTTGAAGCGTTTAGTCATTACTTAAAGTCCTTCAAGTCACTGTAATCAAGTGAGTACATTGAACAGATGGCCTTACGTGATACACCACTCTTCAGTAGAGTACGGATATTGTTAGCACTCTCAGTATCTAGTACTCGCTTATGCTGACGTAGTGCATGCATACCACGAGTGAAATGAGGTGCAGTAGTTTTAATGTGCTTGTCCATAGCTATCTCCTGTAGTGAGATTGTAGGTTGGATGAATGGAGAGAGTGAGATGTAGGTACAGGGCAAAACACTGCTAGTTAGCCTGATTGTTCACCTGCTCTCCTGTATAGCACGGAGTGCTCTCCCTCCATACCAAAGGCTATCTTAGGTGTATTGTTTAGTAGGAGCCCATACAGGGCTCCTGAGAGGTATTGTTATTCTGCTGTTTTGAACTCTGCGATTTGAGAGTTGATTTCGTTACGCAGGATTACTTTGACATCCTCTGGAATGTCTGATGTTTCGATGTCTTGTAGCTTGTCAGCTAGTTCTTCTAGTGCATCGAAGTTATCGTTGAATGTAGTTAGGCGTGACTTGGTAGCTTGTCTGCGTGCTGACCAGTCAGTGTACTCACGTGATGCATCTGCCATTGCGTCACCACCTAGGTTGATGAAGCCTGTGATGATGTTCATTAGTGAGATGAATGCTTTGAATAGTGCTTTGATTGCTTTGAACATAGTTGTATCCTCAGTAGTTAGGGCATGATTGCCTGTATAAGACGAAGTCTTAGGTGTAAGTACGGGGGGGTAGGTTCTTTCTGAGGTGTAAAATGTGTTATCACTACAGTCATACAAAATAATTAAAATTTTGAAAAAACCTGCGACCCCTCAGTTCACTACTACAGGGCTGTTGGTGATGAGTACCATTGTCTGCACATGTTTCTTAATCTTAGGGTCAGTGATGGTTACTGTTATGTTTACTTTGCTTTCGTATAGGTGCCCCACTAATCTACGTTTCTTACCTCTACTTCTTTTGAATATTTCAGCGTACTGTTCGCATGACGCTAGTACAGTGATATAGCAACCATTTGGTAGTAGGGGTTCTATTACATCTTTCAAAGGCATCAGTCTGCTCCTATCACACGTATGTCATTTATCGCACAGATTGTCTGTATGGCTTTGAAGTACTCTGGGTGGGTATCGATATGGTTTCGATTCAATCTAACGACAGCGATTGATACAGGGAGTTTGTTGCGGTCTACCCCTGATATGGAGGCAATGAAGTTCTTATCCACAGAGGAGTAGATACCGCCTGTGTCGGGGAATACATTCAAATCATGTGGTTTGAGTGCTAGTGCTAGTTCAAGTATTGTCATCATCTCACCTCGAAGCCATGAACGAGTGCTAGGGTCTTGAATAGCGCTTTTACTTCCATGGACAGGTAGTGACTGAAATGGCCTACCCATGCAATTACAAATGTATCGGAAGTACTATCACCTATGATTCTGGTGGCAGAGTAGTAACCAATCAGTTCGGTATGGCCGTTGGCATAGATACAACCTCCTCGGAGGTACATAGATTCTTTACGTAGTATTTCGTTTAGTTCATCAGTAGTCATATCTTGAATGCCTCGTCTATTACCCTGAGTGGTATGTCGTATTTCTTGCAGACTTCTTTAAGGGTTTTGATTTCGTTGACGTAAGGTTGTGCATGCTTGCGTAGAACAATGTGAGTTACTGTTGGTGGTTCCATACCGGTTCTATGAGAAGCATGGGCAAAAGCTATTGATACAGCTTCCCTGTCAATTTTTATAGTACCGTTCGGATTCAGGTAGATATGGTACTTAGCCAATATTCCTGCTAGATGAACCCTTAACATGTCAGACTCCCTATTGGTATGTCATGGATTACAGCCAAAGCAGTGATTTGTTTGATAAGGTCATTGAGCTCTTCATGTGCTGCATCATTTATACCTTGCAAACGTGGTACTGGGATAGGACGGAAGAAGTTAACTTCCTGTTCTTCACTGTGTCGGTTGAAGTCGAGGTAGCCTATACGCATTTGGTCGTAATACAGGTTGCCCGAGGATGGGAATACTGCCACACCCAGCGGGCCGGTAATGAGTTTGATGAATTGAAGGTAGGTCATGAGTTCTCCAATACTATGATTTTGATGTCGTGGACTAGGCAGAGTGTTTGTAGCTCTTTCATATTCGGGCCATCGAGTGATGCTTTAAGAAGGTTTATTTGTACTAGATTTAAGGGATGCCCCCAGCTAAAAGCACATACGCCAATTTTACTGCCACCATACCGGTACAAACCACCAGAACTAGTTATGTGATAACCCAGTGGATTGAATATGATTTCGTTAGCTTCGCTTTTGGTCAAAGAATTGTTCTCCCCATTCACCGCGTATTGATGCTCCTTTTAACTCATGAATCATTATTAGTGTGCGCAACGCTTTAAAGCATTCAAGTTCACTGGTAGATTCAAGCAGGAACACCCTTTGTATGTTTCCCTTCCAATCTACAGTTACATAGCCAATTTGATGGGAGTAGCCATAGTTACGGTAGATACGTAGATTTCTTGGATGGAACCACACCCCGACCCCTCGGCATGCTTCTTCGAATTCTTGTTTAGTCATGAAGTGCCCTCGGTTGGTTACAATAGACGCTTACTGTGTCTTCTAGGTTGTTGATGAGAATCAGTGCTTTTAGTTCTTTGGTTAGCTCTGGGTCTTCTAAACGGATGCGAAGGCCATAGTCATAGTCATACGTCATACCACCTACTGCACGACCTTTGTCTGATTTACGTAAGTGCCATACGGCACCTAGTTGACTGTCTTGAATGGCCTGGTATCCGGGCATCCAAGGTAGGATAACCTTATGTACCAGTTCATAGATGGAGTACCTCATTCATAACCCCCGAATAAGTGGCATTCCCATATGGTGGTGTTTAATAAAATAAGGAGTTCTCTGTATTTAGAGCTCTTGTACACAGTTAATGACTTGGCTAAATCATCCTCACGGCTGTAGCGGAAATACCCATAGATTGGCCCTCGTCCGTAATCACCTAGCTCGATGATGTACCATTGGGTCTTTGACCGTTCTAACTGCAAGCCATGTACTTCAAGGTCCTTGTTGATTTTGGATAAGGTATTCATTCGATAATCCTTTGCTCATGCAGAGTACACATGGCCCTTAGATGATTGGCTCCGTATGCAATAACAAACCCTCTTGGTTTATCGGTCCTACCATCATAGGAAAGGAAACCTACCCAATCATTTTCGTAATGTAAGTCACGACCATTAGCTATCTTTCCACCAATACGGTATCCAAAGTGACGCTTGAGCATGATTAGGAAGTGACTTGATTTCATCTGTGCCATACGCCTGGCTCCTCTCGACAGTCGTGCTTTGTAAAAGGGACCCCATGTATAGTGAAGTGAGCCATCAACTCTTTCTCTACCGGCAACCCTCGTATACTGAGTACTACGTACTCTGTGATTTCTCCAGTGGTCCAGTCACCACTACTACTGAGGATGCCAATGTTAAGACCAGCCCATACAATAAAATCCGAATCATCGATACGGCAGGCTGCAGCTTTTACTGCTTTGGCTACGTTCTGGTGAAAGGTATTCATACACGGTACTGATTCAGTATTTGATAACTTCGACATTGTTTACCACCATTACTGCAGCTATTTCACGACTACAGGTTTTTACTTGATAGATAGCCTCATCGCTATAGATACCAAAGTGCTCGCCTACGTCAGCGTAGTAAAAACCATAGGTCATGTTGTTTTTGATTATGTGGCCTTTAAGGAATCGATATCCACTTCCTCTCAGGATTTCTTGAGCTTGATGAAGCAACATAATGGCCTCGTTTGGTTATAGTAGTACTGAAGTTGGAACGTTCGATATCGAATATGGCAGCGATAGCGAATATCTTCTTATCGGTTTCTGAAATGAACTCTTCCTGGAAGTCACTACAGTTTAGGTCTACTACTTTGAATTCTGAGTTCATACGGAAGATGAGTGGAGAGTTAGGGAAACGTAGGTAGTAACCGCTATGCAACACTGGCAAGCCGGAGGCTTCCAGTGCGCCGCGAACGTCTTGCATTGTTGGTTTAGTCATAGTAGGTCCTTTTGTGTTGACGACCTTCTTCCCACGCGACATGAGGTTTGGAACCAATGGTGCGATGAGCAAGTTCCTCTTTCATGAGGTCAATTGCTTCGCGTATATACTGGTGAAAATCAGGTCTGTCGGCATGGGATTCTCTGGTTCTAACCAAGGTGCGTTCGAAAGAATCCAGCATGTTATACAGCCCTTCATCAGTCATAGAGCCCACAGCTTCGTGTAGGTCCAGCTTTGGGTAAGTCTTCATGATGTTTGGGTTATAGGTAACCCCATCAGACTTACGCTCTAAGTGCGTAGTTTTCGTCATCAGATATTCCTCGTTCCCTAATGCCTTCAGTAAACTCTATGTCGTGTAATAAACAAAACACGCGAAGCGCTGTTTTTAGTTCCTCAGACGGTTGATTAACGTAGAAAACCCGAATCTTATTCTCTGCGTGGATATACTGAGCTGCCGCTTTATTTCCCACGATTGGTTCAACAAACAAACGGTTTTTCAAACTAGGGTAGTACGTTACGTGGTACTCGGGCATATGCTCGAACAAGTAGTTATTTAAAGTTTGCTCGATTGTCTCGATATCGTCCTTTTTCATAGTGTTTCTTCTCCAATGGACATGGGTCACGAGTGTAGACATACCCCAAAACCTCAATGCCATGTAACATACAGTGCATTCGTACTTCATCCATTTCAGGCGAACGACACCAAAAGTTTACTTTGAGGACAATGGTTTGTTTATGTATGGTCCTCTTAAAAGCGACGTAGGCTCCGATGATATTCCCGCCGGTACAGTCCTTGTGGTCAAGGAAGATGTAGTTACTTTTACGGTTATGGCGGATTCGAAGTCTTTGTAACAAGTCGTAAAATTCATCAGCAGTCATATCCACTCCTGTACTGTTATCTCATGCAGAACGCACGCGGCGCGGAGCGCAAGGGTGCGTTCGTCATCAAGATTATCTATATGAACTCCCACCACGTAAAAATCCCCATCCCAATCAACATTATCAGTAACGGTATCTACGTGGGCTATGATTTCATCGTCGATGTAAATGGTGTCGTTACCCACGTGGTATTCATAATCCAGTGGTTTAAGTATTTCGAAGAATTGGCGGTCAGTAATCATTGTAGGTCCACTCCCCATAAGACCATCCAAACACGCAGTTGTTTACGTGGGCCTGTATTGCCTACGATTTTAACATCATGCACTTTATTGAAAGTTTCTTTGGTAACAGGATTCATGTGCTCCACAGTTCGAATAGTAGCCAGCATAAGCGGCTGGTCAGTTTGAGTTGGATTACGTTTGCGTGGATTTACAAGCGACCAATATCCATTCCCGAGGCTTCGAAGTTCAGCCCCTGGCTCAACATCCTCCACCTTCAGCAACAGGTCGGTTATTAGCATAGTCATCTCCTGCTATTAGGCGCATGGTGAGTTCTTGTTTGGCTTGGTCAAGCCATTCTTGAACTGTTGGTGCATGTTCTTCAGCTACTGCATCCATCATACTTTCGTACTTTTCCACGGTTTGGCGCAACTGTTCAGTGGTGAACATACTAAAGTCGTGCTTTTTTTCGCTCATGATACACCTCCCCCATGATATGGCACCACGCCGAGAGTCTGGCATCATCTACTAAGAACTTGTTGTAGTATGGATTGTAAATACCGAGGTAATCGCCATTCAATCGAACATGTACACAGCGCATAGTAAAATGAGGTGAAAATGCCGCTATAGTGACTGGCATACTAAGGCTGACCTGGAATCCGTGCGATTTTAGTTGAGCCTCCATAGCGTGTCGCAAATCCAACTGCTTTTTGTACGCTGCGTTGCTTTTCTGCCGGCGCTGATTGAGTTCGGGCAATTCTTGCTGTCCAGTATTTTGCAAGGATGATGTCATCGGGGTACTTCTCCAAATAATACTCTTTCACTATTACCAAGGGGCAATTGTAGAGTGTAAATCCTAGGGCAGTGGCTACACCTTGTAGGTGCAGACGACTATGGTATTCGAGTTCCATAACCTTGCTGTAGTCCGAGATTTTCAATTCCGGGTAATAGGGCAAGATACGTGTTTCGAAGTAAGTCTTAGTTGCGTCCCTAACCCGTGAAGGTGTGTTTAAGGTTTTCACTTAGTGTGCCCTCTTGTTGGACACCGATAAGCCTCATAGCCATATGTTCAAGGCATTGGTCGTATCGGATTAGTAAAAGTTCTGCACGATGTTGTTGGTCTATTTTGCTTTTGTGCCATTCCAATGCATCCTCAAGGTCTTCTTTACGGCGCTTCAGTTCATTCATGCCTAGGTTTTTACAACCGTATTCACGGTCTTGAATTACTTGAACCCCATCACACGTAATCCAGCGATAAGACACATACGATGAATTCATTGAGTCTTTGCACATGTACTCAGGGGTTTCAATAACAGTCCCATCAAGCAGGACTAGTGTTGGTTTGTCCATGTACGTTACCTTCCAGTAGGTGACTTGAGTATCCCAATGGTACGTAGAGTCAAAACAGTCTTTAACATATTCATGCGTTTTTCCGTAGCCAGCGGGGGTAAAGGAAAGCCTCTGTCCATTCTCCAACGAATCCACTCAGTTGAGGCATCGTTGTAGCGTTGCCACACATCGCCTAACTCTGGGTGTGGGTTATACTGTTGAATCGAATTTTCGCCAGCCATGTTCTGCCTCCCATTTATGACGTTGTGGTCTGAATTGGCTTCCAGTACCGGTAGCCCACCCGGGCATACCGATTGCAATTTTGGCCAAGTCTTCTTTACCAATCCCGAATGCCACTGTTCCGTGCGGGTGACAAACCTGAGTCATTTTCTTATATAACGCTTCCGCGGCTTCATGCACGCTGTGTGGGTAATTAGGGTCGATACGAATTTCTTTGGGACGGCGCATAAATAATTTGCTGCCTTTATACTTGCAGGAACCACTAATTAAATAGGCTGTGTCTTCCATTAGGTAATTGTACCCATGCTCGTATTTGAACAGGACACGAAACTTATGTTCGGGATTTAGTAACGACATTGATGACCTCTTGGATATCTACCTTAGGTTCATCATGACGACGTGATATTTGAGTAAGTGGAACCCATTGGTCACCAAACTTCATCATCATAATGTCACCGTATTCAGCAAGGTATTTGTTCAGGGTTGAACGTTGCAGTTTCAGGTGCTCAGCTACGTGAGACTTATTGCCGTAAAATTTGATTAGCAATTCGGAAACCAGTGAGACTTCCATCTGAGCTGTACGAGGTTCGTGATTATTAATTGCGCGAGACATTATTCTCTCCAAGGTGGGTGTTGTGTTTTAGTTACTATTAGGGGTTCTTCAGTCGGTTCAGCATTTCCGTTGGAGTCAAATTCAATGGACTCGTCTGGTCCGGCGTGTACACCAAGCCGTGCTGTGTGACTACCGACAGTTCCGATACCCGTGCCGCTGCCAAAGATGTTTGCCTTAGGGCTTCCAAATGGGTTGCCTGGGCTGCTGAGAGTAGTGAATTGTGGGCTAGGTTTGCTGCTCTTTCCTGTTGTGGGGTCAAGCCGAAGAGACTCCTTACGGTCTTCATACAACCAGTCAAATCCAGAGTTCATATCAATGGTTTCTTCAGCCTTGATTTGTTCTTCGGTTACTTTTTCTAAACGGTCCACACTGAGACAGTCGATGTACTTACGGAGTAAGTGGAACTCATCTTTATCCAACTGGTATTTAGCAGGTACGAGTGTGCAATCTGCAACGGGTACTGTTTCTACATGTCGCTGCCCATTAGTAGTGCGCAACGTAATAAATTTTTCTACACCACCTTCTTCGATGGTAACGGCAATCCGCCATTGGTAAGCTGGGTTCTTTCCATCCCAATGAGGATTTTTCATGCGGTAGTATTTCACTGTACATATCTCCAGTACTGTAAATTCTTCCACCTTACTAGTGGAATGGAATAACCCTAATACCACCCCTAGCGGGGTGGATTAGGGTATCAGGCAATTGTTTTTCTGACTATTCGGAAATTATCGAGGTGTCATTCACGAAAGTTCGGAAAAACCGCAAAGAACCCGCGAAGCGGGTTATACTATGATATTGTTACTACACAATCCCTACAGAGAGACTCTCATGCAAAACGAATTATCCGTTGAAATGCTTCAAAGTATTGCTCCGAAATCTGTGCAGAAGTTAATCGACCAACAATACGTTGACGACGTCAACGCACTAATTAATGACCCTGATACCGCCAGTTTTGTCAGAGATACCTTGATTAGTTCGAGTGATGTAATCAAACAAGGTCGTTACACTTTTGAGCAGTACATCAATGCTTGTAAGTACGCCACATTTAAATCAATGGGCGAAACCAACATCGCAAGCTTTATCAAGACGTTCCCTGACAAGTATCAAGACTGGCTGGCCCAAGGTAAGTCGGATAAAGAGATTTCACGTTATGTGTCGGCTTTCGCCAACAGCAAGTGCGTAGAGGAAGTTATTAAGAAAGTGTCTATCAGCTTCTACGTACAGAATATGGACGTACGTCAAAAAGCTCTAAGCGTACAGGCTGAGCTTATGATGACTGCTACTTCTGAGAAGGTACGTTCTGACGCGGCGAACTCAGTACTTACACACACTAAGCCACCGGAAGAAGACAATGCCAAGCTTCAAGTTGATATCAATGTCAACGAGAACTCCAGTCATGTTGGTGAACTGCGTGAAACTATGCGCAAGATGGCCGAACTGCAACAATCAATTATTGCTGGTGGTCAGATGACTGCACAGCAGATAGCCCACACGCCTATTATCGAAGGTGAAATTGAGGACGTAGATGATGAGTGATTTCGTAATTGAGAAACCACCTAAAAAGACGGTAGTTGAATGGCTCAACTCCGTGGATTATTCCGTAGACCCGACCTATGTCCCTAGTGCATTTGCTTTGGAATTCGTGAACTTCATCAAACTGGTTAATGGTACTGAAGGCGAAGAGAACTTAACCCCGGTAGTTCATTACAAGATGTTGGATAATGTAGCCGGTATGCGTTCGAAGACCATCAACTTGTGTCACCGTGGTATGGCAAAGACCACACTGCTAGGTGAATACTTGTTCTTGTACATCGCTGTGTACGGTGAACTACCTGGATTTGGCAAAGTTCCACTGGCTCTGTACGTATCTGATTCCATTGAGAATGGTGTGAAGAACATGCGTAAAAACTTGGAGTACCGTTGGGAAAACTCGGACTTCTTGCAGAAGTATTTACCGCGCAAAGGCGTAAGATTCACGGATGTTCGCTGGGAATTCACCAATATCGACGGTGTTAAGACCGTAATTAAAGGATACGGTGCAAAGACCGGTGTTCGTGGTGCGAAAGAGATGGGTACTCGTCCAGTATTGGCCGTACTCGATGACCTTTTGTCGGATGAGGACGCTAAATCTCCAACAGTTATTGAGAACGTGGAAGCCACCATCTATAAAGCGGTAGAACACGCACTGGCACCTAGCCGTAAAAAGGTTATCTGGTCAGGCACACCGTTTAACGCTAAAGACCCACTGTATAAAGCGGTTGAATCTGGCGGTTGGTGGGTGAACGTCTACCCTGTTTGTGAGCAGTACCCGTGTGATGAGGCCGATTTCCGTGGTTCATGGCCAGACCGTTTCACATATGCGTTCATCAAAGAGCAATATGACTTTGCTATGGCTAACGGACGACCAGATACGTTTAACCAAGAATTGATGCTACGAATCATGTCGGATGAGGAACGTCTCATCAGCGAAGATGACATCATGTGGTACAACCGAGACGATATCGTCAAGAATAAGCAGTACTACCACTATTACATTACTACCGACTTCGCGACGTCAGAGAAAATGTCTGCCGACTTCTCTGTGATTTCCGTCTGGGCCTACGACTCTAATGGCCATTGGTTCTGGGTAGATGGCATTTGTGAGCGCTGTACCATGGACCAAAACTTTGAGCACCTATTCCGACTAGTGCAGAAGTGGGACCCTAAAGAAGTGGGTATCGAGGTGTCCGGTCAACAAGGTGGTTTCATCTCATTGCTGCAGAAAGAGATGCGCAGCCGTAATGTCTTGTTCAACTTAGCGTCTGATTCAAATGGTGGTAAACCAGGTGTACGTCCGAACGTACAGAAATTTGTGCGATTTAATACAGTAGTGCCTTGGTTCAAGCAGAAAATGATTCATTTCCCTGAGCAGATGCGCGATTCGAAGCCAATGTTGGAAGCGTACGAGGAGTTAAGTCTTGTAGCTCGTGATGGTTTCAAGTCGAAGCATGACGATTTTGCTGATACAATTTCAATGCTATCTGTAATGCGTGCTTGGAAACCTGCGGGTCAAGCCCTACCCAAACATTATCAGGATGCTGATACTAAATATTGGGGTATGGATGAAGACGACGATGACACATACGGCACCGACTCATATATTGTTTAAGGGGACAACATGACTTTACTAGATGTATTTAACTACTTGGCTTTAGGCCCACTGGCAAATACCGGTGACGTAGTTAATGGGATGATTAAAACAGATTCCTATCAAAAATTTGCTAACCTCACGCAGCTTGGTTTGCGTGACATGTACACCCGATTCCCACTCAAGGACAGTGAACTAATTCTTGACCAAGATGACGGTACAGTTATTTATCATCTGAACTCAAAGCATGCGTACTCAAATACGCAATCCACCGAGCAGAAGTATATCGATGATGATGACGGTAATGAATTTACAGATAATATTCTTGCTATCACTGGTTTATATGACGAAGCTGGGTGCCTAGTTCCATTGAACGATAATGGCGACACCGAATCATACTACACCCCGACACCAACTACTTTGCAGATTCCTCAACCGGTAACTGGTAACAGCACATTCGTACAGTACCGTGCTGACCACCCTAAACTTGGTGATGTGTCTGACCCATCGACAGTAGAACTGGAGTTACCTGATGCAGCATTGTCTGCTTTGATTTGTTATGTTACGCACCGTGCATATTTGCCGGTTCAAAGTGCAGAAGCTCAGGCTATTTCGATGAATCAAAAGATGATGTATGAAGAACAGTTGTTATTCTTACAGAAGTACATTGCTGTCAATAACTTTTCACCAGAAGCGAACAATGCGTTCCATTCTAATGGTTGGGTTTAAGGAGACTACTCATGCCTCGCGTACCACAAAGCTACAACAATACAACTCCAGTCGAGAAGTTCGATAATACTGCGTATGACGCAGTGGAGTTGGTTGCTCAAAATATTGATGCAGTCATCGCCGCCGCAGGCGGTGTTGACGTCATGTCACTCTACTTAGGTGCCTATGATACAGAACCAACTCAGGGACATGATGGCGAGCCATTAGTGTCCGGTAACTTTTACTTAGACACTACATCAAGCTCGTTGAAATACTGGGACGCTGAAAACTCTGTATGGATTGAATCTGACGTTGATGCAGTTGTATCGGCTGCACAAGATGCTATTGCCGCAAAAAACGCCGCAGAAGGTGCTCAGGAAGCTGCTGAGGCTGCAAGCAATGTTGCTATCAATGAAGCTACAAACGCTTCCTCAAGCGCTTCTGCTGCGTCTAATAGTGCATCTAACGCTGCAACCTCTGCGATTAACGCTAACGACTCGGCCCAAGCTGCTTCAGGCAGTGCTACCTCTGCGTCTCAAGCTTCCACAGCTGCACAGAATTCAGAAAATGCTGCAAGTACATTTGCTGATGAATCGTCAGCTTCTGCAACAAACTCTGAAAACTCAGCAACTGCTGCGGCTGCTTCTGAAAGTAACGCTGCGTCATCTGCTGTAAGTGCTGCTAACTCTGCTTCACAAGCGGAAGCTGCATTCGACAACTTCGATGATATGTACCTGGGTCGTAAGACTTCAGAACCAACAGTAGATAATGACGGTAACCCACTTCAAGTAGGTGCTTCTTACTGGCATGACAACGGTGACGACACTGGTGAGCAACGTTTTTGGAATGGTGCTACTTGGGAATCACCAGAACTAACTGCTACTCAGGCTGCTCAAGCTGCGGTAGTTGCTCGCGATGATGCTCAGATTTCTGAAACGAATGCTCAAAATTCTGCCAATGCTGCTGGTGCAGATGCGAATGCTGCTGGCAACTCTGCTACTGACGCAGCTAACAGCGCAAGCGCTGCCGCTGCTTCGGAGTCAGGTGCTGAAGGTTTTAAAGATGAGGCCGAAACTGCGCAGGGTATTGCACAATCTGCTGCTAATGCGGCTGGTGTATCTGAGTCAAATGCTGCAACTAGCGAAACCAATGCTTTAGCTTCTGAAAATAAAGCAGAGCAGTGGGCAGAAGAAGCTGAGGATACTGAAGTTGAACCAAGTAAGTACTCGGCTAAACACTGGGCAGCCAAGGCCGCTGATTCTGCTGGAGATGTGTCGTGGAAAGTACATACCCGAGGCGAAGCTGAATTAAACCAAATGCGTGAACAGAACAAAGATGCTCGTGCAGCTTCTGGTTATGACCACTACGGCAAATCATTTAATGCCACAGATATTATTAATGAAGGTATGTGCGTACCAGAGAGCCATACAGCTACATGGGCTAATCAGATTGCGCTGGGCACCTACAGTAATGCTACTGCTCGTATCGGAACGTCTGAAACAGATTTCCCAGTATCTTGTATTGCAGGATTCATTTCTAACATCATTGGTATCTCTCGCTCAGACGGGTTCATTATGAATAGCGGGAGTTTTGTCAAATTCCCAGATGCACCAAATGGCACTGTCATCTATGAAAGCACTGGCAATGCTCGTGGTACGGGTTTACGTACTCTAGACTTTACAGTTGATGTTGACCCTAAGTATGGTGATGTTGCGACAGACACTAACGAGGCGGTTGCACGTGCTTTCGAAGGACGCGTACTAAATGGTGACTTCCGACGTGATGTGGAATCTTGGCGTGCGGTACAAGGAGCGGTCCTTGAAGTAACTAACGGGGTAGCTAGAATTACAGAATCCTCTTCATCTTCTGACCCATATATTGGACAAAACATCTCGGTATCCGAGGGGGAAGAACTTGAGTTGGGATTCTCGTTTAATAATCGTAGTTTGTCATATGCCCACATGTATGTAGAAATTGCTTACGGTGGTACAGCAAGCCATTTCTCCTACACTGCCACTCAACTGGGTTACCACAAGGTAAGATTCACCGTACCTGCCGACACTAACGATATTGCCGATATCCGTATCCGTGTAGGAAACACAACATCAGGATGGTTGGAAACATCAGGTATGTCGATTAGACGATTAACCGAAGAAGTAGTGATTGACCGTCATGACATGTTCGGTGGTGAGTTCTTCTTAGAGGAAGTATCACAAACAAACCCATACGTATATCCCAAGGGTATGATTCAGTCGCAAGTTACTGCAATGAATGGTATTACAGCTGTTCGTTCGAATCGTCCAGATACTTACTATGCTGTGTACCCTGGTGACACTGGTTCATCTGGTTTGGGTGTAGATTTTTGGGCAGCCACCGACCAAGAGAAGATTGACATGGTTTCTGACTATTCTAACAACATCTTCTTATTAAAGGACGGAAGACTGTGCCAGTGGCGTATGCGCCAGCGTACATGCCCATCTGTAGGCAATGGTGGTTGGAAGCGTGATGACCAATCGATTGACCCAAGTATCCGTAGTCGATACGGACTTACAGCAGGTCGAGATAGTTCTGCTCCTCAAGGATACTTAGATACTGTCCCTGCTTATGGCACCGCTTACTGGACACCAACCAATGGTACTACTAGTTGGCAGGTTGATAACCCTAACAATGGTGTATTCAAGCCCTCTGGTGGTTATGGAGGAGCACCATTCGGCGGGATGTTCGGTGAGTGTTACTTCCACGTATGGGGTGTAGTTCGTCGTTTGAACCAAGGCGGTTACCATCCATCACATAACACTTTAGGTACAAGGTCATTCCGAGCTACTTCACTAGTAGGTGCGTATTGGCACACCCTCAGTCCGAGTGCTCGTCCTAAGTCTACGGCTGATTGTTTCAGAGTGGGTGACAACGAAGGCGAAGTACATCCAGACTCAGGTGATATCGATGCAGGTACAAGCGGTGCTAAGTCAGGTCGTCAGGACGACCGTCGCTTTGATGCTATCTACGCAGGCGGTGATGGTGGCGTTAATGACTATCGTTTGCCTTCTTGGGACATGTCTAGCAAAGAAGAAGCAAGCAAGGTTTTTCAGAAAGTTGTGGCAGGTACTTACCGAGGTGAGGAGGAACTTGCTTACATGAGTTCATTTGTTGTTAACCAAACGGTTTCTAGTGCTTCTACGGGTTTCATCCTTGTACCCCAAGCAGCAGTGCAAGGGGACACTTCTTGGATTCCGAATGGAACAGGTTCTAGTGCTGCTATTGCGTGCTCAGGTAATGCAGTAATCGAAGGTGTCTCTTACAAAATCAACCGTGTTTACTACAATACAACAAGAACAGAATATGCTTTTGAAGTTTTACAAGGATTGGACACAAGTGTAGGCGACTCAGTTAACATCGTGTTTGGTTACTTCAACGGTTCATCCGTATCAGGCAAGTTCCAGATGGTTGATGTGTTTGCTGACCCTGCTGATATTCTCAATATTCCAGAACTCTCAAATGGGTGGCAAGGCGGATGGGCAGGTATACCGGGCTCTGCTCCAAACGGAGACGTAGACTTTACACGTAAGAACGTAGGTGGAACACCAACACGTACTTACTGGACAGGTAGTGGTTGGTCTACAGGGGCGATGCCTAACTACGACTCTAAGCTTAATGGTTCGACTCGTAACTGGAGTTCTACAGCAGGCTATACCTACATGTTCTTCTACACAGCATTCGCCAAGCAGACCAAGGAAGCAGATAATGCTCCAGTGCTTAATGGCAGTGAAGGGCTAGGGGTGGTTAAACAGCTTGGTTCATATCTTACAAACTTTGGAAGTCTCTTCGCTGAGTCATTAATGGGTAAAGTAATCACTAGTTCTGTAACAGATTCTGCAATTACTGGAGAACTGACGGTGCTAGAGCTACCCTTCCGAGCTCACCAGGGTATGGTAGGTACAGGTAGCTCTAGACCTCTAAAACATTCTCCTATTTCACTAGAGGCGGTTAACAACGAGTCTCCCGCAGTGAAAGCAATGTGGTATCAAACGGCTAACCACCAACAGGTATCATTGAACTTCGCTTGGAATGAGATGGTTTATACCCCGTTTAGTCACAGTGATGTCGTTGTTATTACCCCGTCTAGTGCGTTCAGCGCACAAGCAGGTGATGTAGGTAAACTGAATGGGTTTGATAACCCTGCGTTTGACCACCTATATGTTCGTTTCTCCTCCGCGACAAGTGGTACATGGTCAGCGGCTACGTTTGTTAACTACGGTATTTATGACAACCGCATTAAGAACATGGCTGCGGGTGGAACAGAAACCACTTCATACCAACCATTCGGTGGTGTGTTAGATGGCTGGGGTGACGAATCAATGTTGCGAGTCACGGGTAATACAAGCACATACACCAACCTAAACGATGAGACGTGTCTAAGTGGTACGGCTACCTTATCTAAGCCAATTGGTTATACTAAGAATCAAGCCCGTGTTGGGGAACAAGATGAAGGAGTAGATTTATAATGAAGAATCTGAACTATTTAAATAGTCGATTCCATTACAAGTCCGACGGTCGTACAGACCGTTGGACCCTTATGGAGCCTGACTCAAGAGGTCATCTCAACGGTGACTGTGAGGACTATTCCCTATGGATTGCATACTGGCTTATTGCTGAAGGTAGTTGGCTAAAACTGTACTGGATGATTCTGACTCGTCAGGTAAAATTCCATTACGTTCGAGTTACATCTACCTGGGAACCACATATGGTTCTAGAGCATAAAGGCATGTGCATTGACAATATTTATCGTAAATGGGTTTCACGTCACAGAATGGAAAATCAATTTACTTTCAAACACCGCGCTATCCTCACTACTGTGTGGATTAAGCAGCTTGCTAATCTATGGGGGTAACCATGGATTGGAAAGACTTAGGTAAAACTGTTGCATCGGCTGCCCCTGTGTTGGGCGGTCTTTTAGGTGGCCCAGTAGGTACAGCGGCTGGGACACTTATTGCAAGCGTGTTCGGGGCTAACCCGAATCCAGAAGACGTGGCTAAGGCTATTAAAAATGACCCGGATGCGCTTGTGCGTTTGAAGGAGATTGAGCTGAACCACAAAGAAGAGATTCATAGCATGACAGTGCGCGAGCTTGAGCTTCGTTTAGCAGATAAGCACAGTGCACGTACCATGCAAATGAATACCCAATCAACCGTTCCTGCACTTCTTACTGGTGGCATTATGGCGTTGCTCACAGCAGCATTACTAGCCTTGTTCACTGTTAATATCCCTGATGGAAATCGCGATATGGTCAACATGCTTGTCGGTGCCTTAATTGGCTTCGGCTCGACGGCTATTGCTTTCTGGTTAGGTGCTGACGAACAGAAACGACGAGGCGAAAAACCATGAACTTACCAGTAAGTACTATTGTGGGCACTGCTCTTGCAGGCTTGGTAACCGCAGGTGGAATCGGTTTGTTTAGTACACATACCGATACTGCTGTAAACTCTCATTCAATTACTAGCTTGGATGAACGCGTAGATAAGCTAGAATTAATGGCAAAAGATGTTGCGTACATTCGCGCATACGTCGAGCAACAACAAGAAAATAAATGAGATTAATATGAAAAAACTAGCTGTGATTATTGACGGTGGCTTAGGCCGAGTACTCTGCGCAATTCCTGCGTTAAAAGAGTTGAACAAGAAGCACGAATTGATTGTCCTAACCGGTGGTTGGGAATACGCCTATACAGGCTCTGGTTTAAATGTCCTTTCACTTGGCAGTCCGAATTTACAACACAAGCTAGAAGGCTTTGAAGTTGCAAAACCGGAACCATACTGGAATCTGGACTACCGCTCTGGGAAGCTCAACCTCGTCGAAGCATTCCTAACGGAACTAGGTCTGACCGTACCTAAAGGCGATAACCTACCGTACAGCCCCGACTTACGACACATTCCTGCGTCTATTCACTCAGACCGACCAATCCTTATGCTACAGCCTCATGGCTCAGGTGGAGAAGCAGACTCCCGTTCCATGACACGTAAGGAAGTGGTGGAAGTGGTTGAAAAATACCACAAGGAATACGCAATCTTTATTCTAGGTACTGATGTTGACTTTGGTTTTGAACAAGAAGTTGCTCAGCAGATTAAAGAAATCTCGGAACCAGTATTTATTCGCTACGTCCAAATCGCAGATATGGTTGTTTCTTGTGACACGGCGGCGCTACACATTGCGGCAGCAATGGGTAAGCCGCAAGTGACATACTTGTCGTCTACATCCGGCGTGAAGTATTACAAGAAATTAAGTACTATTACTCGTAAAGGCTTTGAAGGCATGCGTGTTAATCCACGCCTATAAGGGGGTTTCATGTCCATTCGAGTTCTGGGTGTCTTGCAGACACCTATGAGTCAAGTGGTACAGAACGTTCCGATTAAAGTTGTAACCTCAAGTGGCTTCGGTAATGTCTTAACGACTTCCGAGGCCATTTATTTTACCGATAACCAAGGTAATTATGACTTTAATCTAGCGTTCGGTACTCATGAACTATATGTGATGTTCACAGATACATTCGAGCATATCGGTACAACGGTAGCCAACGATTCTCTGACTGACCCGTCATATACAATTTCGGAGCTGTTGTATTACACAACACCGCTTCCGAATGAAAATGAACAATGTATCCGTGATGACTTTGGTGGCTGTATTTCAGCACTTGAAAACGCATTCGATACTTGTATTGTTCAGTTATCTCAACAGGTAGTACAAGGTGACACTGGCGTGCGTACCGATATGACTACCTACACTAATGAACGACTACAAGCATGTTCAGCTGAGTTAACAGATACTATCGTTGCAGGTGATGCCCGAGTTCTCATTGAGAGCCAGGCTTATGCTGATGCTACCGGGGCTGAGATTAGTTGTTGTACGAATTTGTTGGACACTCGGTTAGTGGACATTTGCTCTACGCTAACTGCGTACACCACTTCAAATGATGTTGCCATCGCCTGTCTGTGTACTGACATGGATGCGGGGGATGCTCAGGTACTTCAGACGGCCCAAGCTTATTCAGATACGTGTAATGGGATTACTTGCTCGAACTTGGTAAACATGGTTCAGGCATGTGATGCTGCGGTACAAACCTGTATGGAAGCCATCAGTAATGAAGATGGTCTTCATCAAGCTGGTTATGAGATTGTTACAACAGCTGGAGATGCTTCTGCAAGTATTGCTTTGGTGGCCACTAGCTGTACGACAACTGGTGTACAAGAGTCGTGTATCTTGATGCAAGCTGACAAAATCATCATGCACAACGGTAACCCAAATACTCAGAGCTACCCGTTCCAAGTGGTTGGTAACTGTGTGTACATGGATGCTGCGTACATTCGATGTCTGACTGGTGACAAAATCAAATCGAACACAACCATTCGAGCCGGTTCAGGTAGTTGCACGGCAGGTATGAATGGTGATGACTCTGGTAGTGACACATCTAACCGAAACCGACTATATCGATTTTGGGCTGGTGGAGAATACGCTCGTACTTCTGGAGGTACTCCATGTGCCCCATTCCGTGTGACTAATACCGGTGCCGTAATCGCTACTAATGCCTATATCACAGGCTGTATCAACACTACTTGTTTGGTTTTCTGTGACGCCTCGGCAGTTCCACCTGAGATTACTAATGCCCAGTTGACGGCAGACACTGCGTGTTCCAAAGCAGTTTCAGCATGTAACTGTGGTATTGCTTGTGGTAACTCGGCCAAGAGTCAAGCAAGTACAGCCTGCACATGTGGTATTAATTGTGGTAATGAAGCTAAGAACCAAGCTTCTACTGCATGTCAGTGTGGTATCAACTGTGGTAACACCGCTAAATGCTGTGCATCCACTGCTTTGGCTAAAGGTTGTGCGGCATGTACCTGTGCTAAAAACTGTGGTAATGCAGCGAAGACCTGTGCTAACTGTGCGTGTAAGTGTGCAATTAACTGTTCTGCTGCTGCGTGTACTTGGACAGAGAATCGTATCTACCCATGTCAAAGCCAAATCCAGATTAAATCGGGTAACTATGTTGCTGGTTCAGCTGGTTGGGCAATTGACTGTAACGGTAATGCTGAATTTAACAATGCTGTTGTACGCGGTACTATCAGTGCAGCTACTGGTTGTTTCTGCGGTACGATTTATGCGAACTGTATTGTTGGTGACGTAACTACTTCAGCTATCTGCTCTATTACAGGATGTTCAGGTGGGTACTATAACTGGACTACTAAGGATACGGTAACTGTACAAAGAAACCCACTCTACGATTACCACATGCTTGTGTCCGGTCTACGTACTTATCTATCAGCTAATGCATCAGCCTCTGGTGACGTAAATCGTTGGACTCCGAATACTGCGAGGATTGACGTACGTATGCTCACTGGGTCTACGCAATGTGACTGTACATCAGTATCCCTTACAGGTGGTGATAGTGATGTTTACAGGACAGGTGTTCTTACTACTGGGCCAATGGTAGTTAAAATTCCTAAGGGCAGCGGCTCTATTTCATTTTGTTTGCAGATTCGAAATTGTGCAGGTTCGAACTATGGTGCTCTTACTTGTGTATGCTCACAATGTGTACAGTACAGTTACTTCCGTCAAGGTACGGTATTTAGTTAAGGAGGCCACATGGCTATTATTTCAGGTAACCTAACCGACCCGATTGGTACAGCCTTGGCTTCCAAGGTTCGCATCAAATGCTTAAAAGGCTCGGGTGATGTGTTGGCTACAGCTGAGGCTACGATTACTCTTGCTGCGGGTGGAGCTTATAATTTTACTCTTGGTGAAGGTGATTATTCTATTGAGTTGTTTTCGGATGACCAGTGGAATGAGGTAGGCACAGTGCGTATGCCGGCAGGCGCTAGTGATGGGACTATTCAGTTTATTATTGATACCTATCCGATTCCGGCGGCATAAAAATAAGGGGGCGTTAGCCCCCTTATTTATTTCTCTTCGTCTGGGTAGAGCCCAGCCTCATAATCTTCAAATGCCTCAATCCACATCTTACATTGTTCTGAACGAACGATGTCTTCGCGACTAAAGCCAATTGTCTGACACGGGATATCCATGACACGAACCATGTGAAGTAACTTGGCTAGGCCAGAGTTAGCAAACTTCGGTGAAATCTGTGCAATGTCGCCGGCTAGTACGACACGAGCATTGAAACCGGTACGAGTCAGGAATACTTTCAATTGTTCGAAAGTCATATTCTGACACTCATCGACAATGATAAGTGCATCGTCGAAAGACATACCTTGAACGAACTCAAGAGGGTAGAATAGTAACGTACCATTCTTTTCCCATGATTCAATTTGACCTGGACTTACTCCCAATTTACCAAGGTTCTGTAGAATCGGACGTACCCACGGTTCCATTTTTTCACGCTCAGTACCTGGTAGAAAACCATTGGTTTGAGCGAATGAAACATTGGGACGGGTAACAATGATACGTTTAATCTGCTTATCTTGAAGCATCTTAATGCCCGCTTTCAAAGCACCATATGTTTTACCGGTGCCAGCTGAGCCGTATGCAATTGTTGGGTATAACGCACGAGAGTGCAGAGCAAGCTGATAAGCCTGATGCGTAGGTGTGGTCTGGAGTTGTTTTGTTTTCATAGAAGAGTTCCGTGCTATGATTGGGATATTTCCTAAAGGAGAACATCATGAGTAATTTTAAATTTAGCCAAAAATCATTAACTCGACTAGCAGATTGTGACGAACGTCTACAGCGTGTTGCCAAACGTGCGCTTACGCTCACAAAATACGACTTTGGTATTGGTGAAACCCTGCGAACTGTAGAACGCCAAAAAGAGCTAGTAGCGGAAGGCAAGTCTTGGACTATGGATTCACGCCATTTACCAAACGCCAACGGCGAGGCCGAAGCACTGGACATAGTGGTTTGGGTTAATGGTAGTATTACATGGAATCAAAAATACTTTCGTAAGGTAGTACAAGCATTTATTACAGCAGCTATTATTGAAGGTGTTGAAATCGAATTTGGTGGTCTATGGGAATCTGTCCAAGACTGGCCACACATCCAATTACGTCGCTAACCTGGAGTTATCAAGATGGAAGACGAAAACATGAATGCCACTGAGAATGAGAAGTTTAGTAACGGCCCTACATT